ATCCAATCTATCATCGATGGCCATCCAAAGATATCTTGCTGATAATAGAGAAAAGGAAGTAGAACTAGAGATTCTTGAGGGAAAAGATCCAGTTAAGGACTTTGCAGAAGAATATCGACAGGCAATGAGGGATATAAATATAAAATCCAATGCATTATATGAAAGAACTATTAAATTATTAGATAGTATAAGTGAATCTGATGATGATATAATGAAACTTAAAGCTATTAAAGAAGCGAGAGATGGGCTTCATTTACTTAAAGATAACCAGGTTGCTATAGTCCAATATGGTGATAAGAAAGTTACAGCAATGGGTAATATTTTTATGAAAAAAGAGATTCATGTTAAAAATTATTTAATGAGTTATACCCAATGTTTATGTCCAAAATGTAAACTCAAAATAGCAGAAATGTTAGAACTAGAAGGAGATTAATATGGCAGAAGGAGTTGAAGTAAAAGCTGTGGTTAGTGGTGGTAATGATTGGACTATTGTAGGTAAAAAATTCGCATATGGTTTATTGGCATCTTGTGCTTCTATAGGAATTCCATATACAGTTCAATTTTTACAAACTGAAGATTTATCTAGTCTTCCATTATGGTTTGTAGGTTCAGTTCCTATTATAGTTGGTTTACTACTCGCAATTCAGAATGCATGGGTTCACAGGCAAAAGGTAACTTTTGTACCAGAACCCCCTAAATAAATAATCACATTCATCTATTTTCATAGATGATACAACCTAGGTATGTTATAAAGGCATATATATGTTTTTAAATAGACGGAGAATAAATGACATTTAGTGAATTTTTCGCCAAAGTTGGCGAAGTCATTCTTCCAATCCTAGGGTTGCTCTTTATTTTAAAAGAGATCTTCGGATTAAATTGGACATTTGGCCTCGGCTTCTAAAACTTTAGGAGTATCTAGGAAGTACCAATCTATGTTTTAATGTTTTATTTTTAACTTAAAGGTTCATGGATCCAGAAATAAAGAAATATCTTAAATACTCAACTAATATCGAGGCATTTATCAAGGATATACTTGATTTACAATGCAAAACATTCCATCGAGAATGGTTAAGACTATTTGAAGATAATAGATATGTTTCATTACTAGCTCCTCGTGCACATGGTAAAACAGTGCTCGTAGGTAGTTATATAATTTGGAAGATAGTAACAAATCCAGATATTAGGATTCTTATAGTAACAATTAACCAAGATAAAGCAAATGAGATAATGTCATTTATCCAATCTAATTTATCAGCAAATGAAAAATTAATTGAGATATTTGGAAAACAAAAAGGATACTCTGAATGGTCGAAAGATACTTTACGAGTTTATAAAGCCACTCCAACACACAAAGAACCTACATTAAAGGTTCTAGGAGTTACATCATCAATGATTGGAGGGCATTACGATTTAATTATATTAGATGATATTACAGATCAAAAGAATTCAAGGACAGAACATACACGGAGAGAACTATTAGACTGGTTCAATAAAACATTGATGCCAATGTTGGAACCAGAAGGTTCAATTATATCCATAGGAACGAGATGGCACCAGGCAGATATACATTCATATTTCCTTGGATTATCTAATTATACTACTAAAGTTTACAAAGCTATCATAGAAGATCCATTAGAAACTAATGATAATAAAGGAAAGGTATTATGGCCAGAAAGATGGTCATATGAAAAATTAAATGAGATTAGAAAAACTTATGGTAATGTAACATTTATGATGCAATATCAGAATGAATATATATCAGATGAAGATGCACCAATTAAATATGATTGGATAGTGAATGCTTTAGATAAGTATGATACACCAAAACCACCTTATATGGTTTATATAGGCGTTGATTTAGCATCTAAAGAAGGACAAGATTTCTTTGCAATGACAGTTATCGGAATAAAGGATGGGTTCATATACGTATTAGATGGGATTCGTGGTCATTATTCTTTAAGTACACAACAACAATATATTAGTGATTTCTTCCAGAAATGGAAACCTATAAAAATAGGAATAGACCAGGCTGCACAACAAAAAATGGTTGTGGAAGATTTAATAGAGAAATATCCTGCACTTCCAGTTGTTCCGATTAAACCGTCTATAGTAAACGATTCGATGTCAAGAGCACATAGATTATCAGTATTCTTCGAAACTGGTAGAATATTCTTAAATCCAAAATTAGTGGAATGGGTCGATGAAATGGTTTCATTTCCAAGAGGTGCTCATGATGATACAGTTGATTCACTTTCATTTGCGATTCAGTCTTCTCAAGAAATATCAGATAAAAATATAGATTGGTCTTTGATACCATCAATGATATCAGTTAAAAGGGGAAATCATGGTCATCATATAACACATAATTATAATATCACAAAGATATAATGTTTGGATGTTAAGAAACTAATTAGGAAAGGTGAAATTGTGGAAGAGATTTTCATTGGAGCAAAAGATATATCACGCTACATAACAGCATGTTTTTTTGGTTTTGATAAAGAGAAAAAAATTAAGATTATAGCCCGTGGCGGGTACGTTAAGAAAGCTATTGATATTTTAGCAATCCTTATACGTGATCATATTCAAGATCCACAATACAGTATTATAGTTAAAAGCGAACCATTTGAGAATAGAAATGTTTCAGCAATTGAAATTACTCTAACAGGTAGTAAAAAAAGTAGGGTAGAAGAAGAAGGATAAGATGCCAACTTTAATGGAAAGATTTTTAAGAAAAAGAAGAACTATTTATTTAGATGAAGCTGGTAATCCAAAAACCATTATAGGAACTGGGAAATCTAAAGGTGGAATATCCATGGGAAGTTCAACTAGGAATGAACAATCTCTAAAGAATTTCTGGAAGTATTATGAAGGAGAGGGAACTGTATTCGCTTCTATAAATACAACTGCTTGGAATTCCGTGATGGTAGGTTTCGTTCTTGTATCAGCAGATGAACAGGCTAAATTATTAATACAAAATGCATTAGAAATAATGGATATAGATGCTATCTTATTAGATAGTGTAGTATATGGTTTAATATTTGGGGATTCATTTATTGAGAAAGTAAAATCTGGTAATAATATAGTTAAACTAAAAACAGTTGATCCAATAACAATGCAAATTAATACAGATGAGCATGGAGAAATATTAGATTATCAACAAAAAATACAAGGAAAACTATTACCAAGTCTAAATAAAGAAGATATAGTTCATTTTAGATTCTTTCCAAAACCTGATGGTCCTTATGGTATTTCCTTAATCTCTCCTTCAAAGGATACTATTGATAGAAAATTAACAACTGATGATTCTATTGCAAAAGCTATAGCACGTCATGGCACCCCTAAGTACGTAGTAAAAGTTGGGGATGCAGAACATATTCCACCAGATTCAGCTTTTGCTAATATAAAATCTACATTAGAAGATATAGAAGCAATTAATGAGTTTATTATACCAGGTATGATAGATATTCAAACTATTGATGAATCTGGTATACAAAGTGTAAAGGAATATTATGATTATTTCCAGACGCAATTAATTGTAGGATTACTCTGTCCAGAAGAAGCATTGGGACAAGGTAAAGGATCTACAGAAGCGACTGCTCGGGTTAAAGAAATAATGTACGAGAGATTCATTAAAGCTATACAACACAAAATAACAACTATGGTTAGATTAGAAATTATAAATCCTATACTATTAGCAAATGGAAAGGAAGAGAATATAGTTTATATGAGATTTAATAGTGTAACAGATGCAGATGAAGCTGTAAAAGCTAAATGGTTAGGAAATCTATTAAGAGGATTCCCGGAAGGAGAAAAGCCATTCTCGATTGATGAGATAAGAGCTATATTTGATTATCCACCATTAAGTAAATCTATGTCTCCAGAAAATCAACCAAATCAACAACCAGAAAAACCTTCATCTGAAAAACCTGCACCAGAAAAACCAAAGGAATCTGAACCAAAATTAGAATCAAAAGTTGTTAGAGGATTAAAAAGTTCAATAGAGGATTTAAAAGATGAATTAGATGGATTAAGGGATGAATTGAATGATAGAAAGAACAAATCATAAATTAATTAGTAAATTCTCTTATGATAATAAGATTATACAAAAATCTGGTGATGCAAGAGTTTATAATAATGCTATATTATTGACACCAGGTTCTTGGTCTGATGCAATGACTAAAGCACCAGTAGAATATACTGATAAGCAACTTAGTAAATCTGCTTCAAGATGGGAAGAAAACTATCTCAATATAGATCATTCAAGAGGAACGCTTGATAGAATAGGATTAGTTAAAAATCCAAAATGGTATAAGGGAGCTGTTATGGCAGATTTATATATTTATCCAATAACACAACGAGCAAGAGATACAATTGCATTAATAGATGCTGGTTTGGTAAATAGTTTATCGGTGGAATTGAGTTCAGTTGATAGATGGGATTTTAATACAAATAAAAGATTCGCTGAAGATATTTCTTTCTTCGGAACGGCTGTAGTTTTGGATCCTGCATGTACCTCCACAAAAATTAGATAAATATGTGTGGAATTAAAAAAGATTTATCTTTATATCAAAATAAATTAATTAATGAATTAGGAACAATTAATGATTACGAACTCGCAGAAAAGTATAAGACAACACAAAGAGTTGTATGTCTTTTAAGAAAAAGATTAAATATTCCTAGTTATTTATCAAAACGATGTAAACAAAAATATGAATGCCAGATTTGTAATAAAGAATTCTTAAGATGGCCTGGTGAAGTTGAAAGAAAAGATAGAAAAGGTCTTATCTTTTGTTCTAAAGATTGTCAAAATATATGGCAAAAAAGAAATCAAGAAATTAGAAAATGCACAAATTGTGGTAATAATGTATTAATATCATCAAAGCAAAGAAGAGATTTAGAACATAGTTTTTGTTCTAGAGATTGTTTATATAAATGGAATCGTAGAGAAAATCATCCAAGATGGCATGGAGGGTATTCTAGTGAATATGGTAGAGGATGGAAAGAACAACGAAGATTAACATTAGAAAGAGATAAATGTTGTAAGAATTGTGGAAGAGAAGATAATTTAGATATACATCATATAATTCCTTATCAATTATCTAAAAGTAATAAATTAGATAATTTATTAGCATTATGTAAATCATGTCATTCAAGTATTGGGAATACATATTGGAAACTTGAAAATAGACCACAATATTTTGAAACTATAAATTCGATGAGAATAAAATAATGTTCTATGGAACTGAAACTTTAATATTTTTTATACTACTTGCTTGTGGGATATGTTGTTGTGGTAGTATTATAGGAGTTTTTGTTCCAACTTCAATGGTTTTTATGTTGTTTATAAATAAAAAATACAAAAGAAAGGTGAATTAATGGCAGAAATGGAAGTGGTTTGTTCATTCCAAAAAAAGTGTAAGAACTTTAGTAAACTATGTAATCGCTGTAGATGGAATGCCCACAACGATTTGGGTGACCACTTATTAATAGAGAACGATGGAAAAACTTTAAGATTCTTATGAATATTGATGAACCTTTATGGGTTTTATCTTGTAGTTTTTGTGAACTCTTTAAGAATAACAAAGTAACTACAAAATTATATTGGCCTGAAAATATTAATCTGATTTCAAAATCAGAGTTCGTTATTATTGATTCTCCATGTGAAAATCATCCAGTAATTATATTTAGAGATCATGTTGATACTATATTAAGTGAAACCTGGGGAAATATGCTATATAGATGTAGAAAGATATTTGGTGAATCAGTAAGATTAAGTTTGAATTCAAAATTGTGTAAAGATCATTTCTACTGTGATATTAAAATATGAAAATAAAAAGAAATTGCAAAAATTGTAATATAGAATTTGAAACTTACCAATCTAGAATAGATATTGGTAGAGGTAATTTTTGTTCAAGAGATTGTTTCGATTATTGGCAAAAAAACTATAGACAAGAAATTTGTTTTTATCTTTGTAAAGATTGTGGGGAAGCAATACAAGTTAGAAGTGATCATCTAAAAGATAGAAATTTAGAATATTGTAAAAGTTGTAATATGGATCATTATAAAGCTGATGTTAGAATGGAAAAACATCCAAATTGGCAAGGTGGTAAATCATTCGAAGAATACCCAATAGAATTTTCTAAAGTTTTACGAAAATATATAAGGGAAAGAGATAATCATATTTGTCAAGAATGTAATTTTACAGAAGAACAATTAGGATATAAATTATCTGTACATCATATAGATTTTAATAAGAAAAATAATAATCCAAATAATTTGATTTCATTATGTAAATCCTGTCATGCCCAAACCAACTTTAATCGAGAGGATTGGGAGAAATATTTTAAGGAAAGGTGATTTACATTCCAACAAAATGTGGAAAAAAAGATAGTTCTGGGTACTACTGCCAATGGGGATCACAAAAGAAATATTATTATAATCCAAATGACGAAGCATCAAAAGAAGCTGCAAGAAAAAAAGCCAATGAACAGGGAGCAGCAGCTCATGCAGGTGGTTATGAAGGTTCAGAAAAATCTGTAGATATATTAGAAGAAAAAAAAGAAGACGAAAAGAAACCAAAAGTTCCTAATCCAGACGAACCTGGTGAAGAAGCAGATCCAGGTGAAGAATCAGAAGAATGGAGAAAAAAGTCCTATGAAGTTCCAAAATCAATCGATGAATTAAAAGAAGGTCATATTGTAAAATATAATAATAAAATAGGGATAATTAGAAAGATTATTAATTAATTTAAATAGTAAGTAGAACTAGTTATGAAAACAATAGTTATAAATAGTGAACCTGAAGATGGACAACTATGGTATTATAATACTGATAATGATTACACATCTGTAAATGAGTCTAAAACAAGTGAAATAAATACAATTAGTCCAATTTTTATTGTTGGACAGAATGGTTATTCAGATATAGGTTTTTATGGTATATGGAGAGATATACTTTATTTTAATACATCAAGAATACCAGTAAATGCTATTATTGATGAAGCAAAAATTGTATTAGTAACAGAATGGGATGCATCTACTATTGATTTTAATATAATTATACAAAATGGTCAACCAGATAATCCTCATTATCCTCCTGTATCAGAAGATTTTGATTACACTCTATATTCAGGTGATGGGGGTAGTATAAATACATCATTATTATCTAATGATGTATCTTTTGATATTATTCTTAATGAGAGTGGAATTGGGTGGATAAATAAAGGGGGAATCACAAAATTAATTCTTAGAAGTGATAGAGATATAAATAGTATTACACCATCCGATGATTTGGAGGATGTTGAAATATATTCTTACGAAAATGAAGTTAGTAATGATAATATACCAAAACTTATAGTTACATATCATATAGAATGGCCATCTGGAAAGGTATTAGTTAAAGGAACAAAAATTATACAAGAAGGAATATTAGAATCCTATATTACAGGAGATAATACAAGTTATCCTTTATATAATGCTTTTGGTCAAACATTCTCTCATTCAAAGAATTTTACTATAACAAAAATTAAATTTAAAATTAATACTATTACTAACGATGCAACAATTAATTGTTATGTAACTACAACTTCTAGTGGAATACCTCCCCAAAATTTTACTTCTAATTATCTTACAAAAAAAACTTTCTTAACTAATACTCTAATAGAAGGTTGGAATACGATTACACTCTCAACTCCAATATCTTTGATTGGAAATATACAATATGCTATTGTTTTTGATACTGATATAACTGAAGCATTTTATTGGAATAATGATTCCGCGGATTCCACTTATCCAAATGGAGATTTGGTTAT